GTGCCACGAGCTGCATAAATCTTGTCTGTCAATTCAGGAACGCCTGTCACCGAACCGCCCGGAGAATCAATGTCGACAACAATCGTGCCGACATCGTCCGATGCCATTGCCGCATCGAATTCGCGTCCAAATTCCTCTGTTGACGTCCCTCCGCTGCCAGTCAGTAAACCAACACGCTTTGAAATAGCCCCGTGCAATCCCATCACATGAACGCGACCACGCTGTCCAAGATGTGACGTGCGACGCCGCTCCAGTTCTGCCCACACTCCCCGATTGAGTTGCAGAGTTCCATTGCTACTTGCCTCAATGACAGCAACAACCTCATGCATCTTATCCGGGTGCATGGCCCAGACTTCGCTTTCCATGTAACGCAAGATTGCTTCGTATTTCATGCTGTCAAACCTTTCAACGTGTTAATGTAGCGTGACTTCAGCTTGCCGTTTTCCCAATCTGCAACCGTCGCCTCTGGATTGGCGACGGATAGCTCTCGAATGTTTTCCGTGATAATTGATTCAACGGCTGATACTCGATCGACGTTTCGCACTTGCAACGCTTCGCACAACCCGCCGATCGAATCGTCGATTGCCTGTGCGTGCGACTCGTAAAACGATTGCAACCATTCGTCAAACTGCTCTCGGCCTGTTGCTGCATGTTTGACACGCTTCGACAACTCTCGCAGTTCCCGCGTTGCCATTCGACCAGCGATATCGCCAATGTAAGATGCTGCAATGCGACTGGCTTGACCGTCAACTGGCACATCCGTTGCATTGTGCGGATTGATAGCTGGATTGCGATATTCGTCTCCACCTTCACGCGGGTTCATATTCTCCAGTGAACGAACTTCATTGCTGCTCAGGATCTCGTTTTGCACAGCCACGGCGTAGGATTCGTAGCGGCTTTTCACGTCTCCTCTCAACAGTCCATCAACTGTAAACTCGGCGAAGTATTTCGACTTCTGCCGGATCAAGTCACGCTTAATGGCCTGCTCAATCCGCACAAGCCACGGACGCAACGTATGAACAACGAAGTTAATCGACTGGTGTTCGATGTTGCTGAATGTTGCCCGGCTCAAATCTCCAATCATGTGTGGTGGAACGCGGAATAATCTAGCAATCTCTTCCAGTTGAAACTTGCGAGTGTCGATGAACTGTGCATCCTCTGGAGTCATGCTCATCTGCTTCCACTTGCCGCCGTCTTCAAGAATAAGCGTTTTGGCAGCGTTTTGTGAACCGCCGTACTCGCTGCTGATCGAATCTCGCAATCGCTTATACGCTGTTTCGCTTAGACTCTTGTCCATCTCAATCACACCAGACGGACGGACGCCACGCTTGAACAATGACGATCCAAACTCTTCAGCCCCCAACGCCAAACCGATCGCGTTTCGGTGATAGGCAATAGGATTCGCTCCCCACAACCCATCTGCACTCATCCCGCGAACGTGGAATATCTGCTCGCTATCAATCCATCGTGGAACGTCATCAGCATCCAGCACTTTATAACGCAACCCGTTCGTTCCGACACGCTGCACCTCTTGCACGTCGTCAATCGGTATAGGCTCAAGTGTTGTGTCGAAACCGGCCCGACCGCCAATGCGTGCAACGAAGTTACCACGCAATGTCAATGCGTTCATTGCCTGTTCCCAAAACTCCATCGAGCTTTGGAAATAGTTGGGCATGTCGTGTAACGTGCTGTAAAGGTAGTGCTCTGTTGCCAGTTCCTTACCGCCATCGTCGCGACGCCGATACAATTTTAGCGGCAACGCGGCAACACCTTCAGACAGCACACGCACGCACGCATACACTGCCGAAAGTCGCATTGCGGTATCGGCACTAACGCCCGCACCCACGCGAAACCCGCTGGCATCCTGATACCAAAAGTCAGCAGTCGGCTCTGGCAAACCTTGCTCGCTGACCTGTAACCCAAGCAATCTTGCAATCATTGATTATCCCTTGCTCTGTGCCTTAACGAATCCGTAGACAATCAATGACAGTGGCAATGCACCGCCAACAATTAACGCCGCCGGAACCGACAACATGCCAATCCCAGCCAGCATCACAGCGAAACTTATTAACCCGATAGCATCAGTCATAGCGTCAATATCCCGCGTGTTTCATAAATCGACACCGGCTCTTCTTCGCGTGCTGTCCATTGACCGTAAGCCATGATCGCCGACACAATACCGTCAATCTTGTTTGCTGACTCGCCTTTGTCTGGCCTGATGTTACCGTTCGCGTCTTCTTTGACAACAACATTTGACGCCATAAAACGTAAGACGGGATTGCCATTGTGCAACATCTTACGCTGTGCAATCAATCGCTCGAAGTCCTTTGTTGGTCCTGCAAAATTGCCGATCGTCTGCCGGTATTCCACAAATAATTCCTCGCCAATTCCTAGATTGACAAGTCGCTGAACAACTGCCGGTGCAGGTCCCCACGGATCAAATGCAATGTCAACAACATCGAATCGTGACAGGATGTTTGCAATGCCTGTTGTAATCTGCCCATCAAAATCGGACGTGTTGCCGCGTGTCGTCGTTATCCATCCTTCGTCAGCATATGCCATTGCTAAACGCTTGTCGCTCTGTGCCTGCTTGCTCGCTGCATCCTCCGGAATCCAGAAATACGGCAGCAATTTGTAAGAGCCATCATCTTCAGGAAACAGTAACACCAAAGCGTTGACGTCGCGTGTGTTTGCCAAGTCCAATCCAGCCACACAACGCTTGCCTAGTAGGTCTGCCTCGCTGAAGTCTCGCTTGCATGCATCCCATTCGCTCATCTGAATCCAGCGTACACTTTGCTCGGTCCATTGATTCAAATGCAATCGACGGAACAGGTTCTCACGTGCGGCTGATTCCTGTGCCTGCTTCGCTTCCCGTTCCAGAAAGTCACGAAACACACTGACGCCTAAGTTTGGGTTTGCTTTCCACCAAACGTCAGGGTCCATGAAATCGTCGTTTTCATCAGCCGCTGCAATGTAGGTGAAGAATGTATCGTCCTGGAAGTCACCGGCTAAAATCCGCTCTGCATACTGCCGACGTTCCCAGCAAATTGACGCCCTGTTGTGGCCTGCTGTTGTTATACAAAATAAAAGCCACGATTCACGTGCACCCATTCCGCTGATGATTGCGTCATAGGTGTCCGAGGTCTTATGTGCGTGCAATTCGTCGATAATGACCCGTGACGGTCCCAGCCCTTGCAGCACATTGTAATCCGAGGACACCGCTCGCATGATGCCCGCGTTCATTGGGCATTCAATGTGATGTGCCTTAATGTTGACGTGCTTAACCAGTGGCGATGCCGCAATAATTTCCCGGCAATCTTTGAACACAATTCCGGCCTGCTCTTTAATCGACGCTGCCGAATACACTTCCGGTCCTTGCTCAGCATCTGCCAATAATCCTTGCGTCGCAATCACAGCCGACTTAAACGACTTGCCGTTCTTGCGTGGAACTTCTTCATAGCCTTCGTTGTATCGCCGAACAAGATGCTTGCTGTCTTGGCTCTCTCGCTTCCAGCCGAACAACGGAGCCAAAACTAATTCGACTTGCCACGGCTCTGGAATGAATGGTTTTCCGCGAAACTGTCTGCCCTTCCAATGCCGCATCAACTTTGCGAACTCGACAACCCGAACAGCCTCGCTTTCCTCCCAATGCAACCCACGTTCATGTCCATGTTGCAGGTCGTCCATCTGTCTGTGGATGCATTGCTGTTCGTACCGCGATAGTGGACGCTTCCCATGCAGAAAACCGTCAAGCGTTTTTAGTCGCTGATCAATCGCGGATGTAATCAATTAACCCCTTCCGATTCCAAGAATATCTGCGATGCGTTCCGCCTCATCGTCACTAGAATCACCGTGCGACGATCGCATTCCAACACGTGACGACGGTGACAACCCGAACTGCTTCAAACCGTCGTAGATTTCCTTCCAAAGTGCCTTACGAGTCGATAACGCTGGATTTGGTTTTGTTCTGACTGCCTTTTCTGTCACTTCCTCGACGACAATTCCATGCTCTGCAATGTAGTCGTTGGCTTCGCAGTACAAATGCCAGCTTTCCGCCATCATTTGCAGCATTCTACCGTCACTTGCCGTAATGTAACCGGCCTTTTCAGCCTCTTTTCCGACCACTTGCCAGAATGCTTGGGCGCTCGGCGAAAGTCCACCAGGCATCGTAGGCATTTCACACGGTAGAGATTGCCTACCATGCCGATCCTCTCGATAGGTTCCGTTCCGTCGCTTTTCTGCTTCCGGTTTTGGTACTGGTCCCGGCTTTCCCATTGCACTTTCCCATAATTGGCAAATGTAACATTAGCTACAATTGCGGCAACCGTTTACTATAATTTGCCAAAATTTGCGTCCTTG